CGGACGCTACCCGCGATCGCAGCTCCGAGAGCGTCGGTCTCGTAAATGGCATAAGGGATGAACTCCAGGCGAAAAAAATCCCGCTCATGGCGGGATCATAAAAAGTCAGCTGTCAGCTTTGTCACCATGCCCAGTTGAATTTGAGCGGGATCACTGTGCCGTCGCTGCGAGTGATCGTGATAATCGAGTTCAATTGGTTGTTACCGGCAATTGCTGTCAGCACCTTGATGGTGGTGGCCACCTCGTCATCGACCATCCACTTGAGCGCTTCCTCCATGTAGATGCGTGCCGTGTTGGCAACGGCTGGAGTCAGCCGTGAACGGTCGAGGAGCCAAAGCCGTGAACCGATCGGGACATCTTCACCATCATCACCCCACCAGCCACGACGGTCACTGCTGCCGTCGGGAGGGATATCGGCAGCATCTGCTTCGCGGTCACTGAACAAGCTGATCAACGCGGCCGTAGCCAAGTCATTTCCACTGGTCAACGCGCCACCACTGATTGACCAGTCGCCCGTGCCTGACTCTACGATCCAGGTAGTTGTGATATCGCTCATTGTTGTGGTGTCGGCGTTATCGTGCCGCTCCCATTGGTGTGCGCGTTGAATATCAGGCGATCGGCGGCCATCGTTCGGACGCCATCACGAACTTCACCGTCAGCGACGATGTTACCGGTAACGTGTAGAAGCGGTGTCACCATCTCGATGCTGTCCGCCGCATTGATGGTCACTACCGTTGAGTTGTTGACGGTCACTGGTGCGCCCTTGGCTTCGACCACAATCCCGCCGTCCTTGGTGAAGTAGATGCTCTTTCCCCACAGGTCATACACCATGCTCTCGCCGGAAGTGAGCCCCACCGGCCGGCTGCCTTGGTGGCCTGTGGCGACCACCACACCTTTAGATCGATCGCCCCCCATGAATACCATCAGGACATCGGAACCATTGGGTGGCATAGAGGTAAATCCAAACTCGGCTACGCGAGGTGTTGAGTCACGAGTTTCCGAGTCATTAAGTTTCACCTGCAGCAGCTGGGCGGTTTTGCTGTCATCTGCAAACGTTACCCGGCCCCAGCTCGACATCAGCTGCACTCTTCGCCATAACCGTTGAAGCGCGCCAACATCATCGCGAGGTTGATTCGTTGGATGGCTCATTGCGTCACCGGCATAGAGAATTCGCCATACAGTGGCGTGAGGTTGATGGGTTGCGGTAGGAAAGCTTCCGGCGCCATCAAGGTGATTTCGGCGGTTGTCCCTGAGTACGAGTTCCGCAGGAACGTGACTTCGCTGATCAACATGCCTTCTGCGATGAATTTCAGTTTCGGTAGAGAAACAGGGACCAGGGTGTTGGGCTCCCAGAGCGCACCGGACGAGTCTCGCCAGCTGTCGGTGGTGAGCCTGATCACCCGCGAACGTCCAAAGCGCCTGGCGGCTTCCCACTCGGCACGCTGAACCGCAATCTCGTTACCCAGGCCACCACCTTCAGAGATGATGACCATCGCCCTGTGCCGCTTGCAGTTGAGATCCTTCACCTTGTAGAGCTGGTTGCCCGCCTGTCCAAGGTCGGTGAAGGTGTCGACCGATTGGATGTAAACGTTGTAATCGGAATAAATGAGGTTTGAGGAGTAATCGATGAAAGCCCGCTGGACGTTTACACCCTCCGCAAAACCACTCGCGGCGCGGCGTGTGCCGGCTCTCGACAGAAACAGACTGCCGTCCGCAAGGTCGTAAGCTAACACCGCAGAAAATCGAGACATCCTGTCGATGATGTCAAAGGCCGATTCACCCAGCATGACATTGGTCTGAGGGAGAATCGGCAAATCCGTCACATCGGATGCCACCCGAATCCCTTCCGGCGCTCCGTTAATCGTCGAGCCGTAAATGGAAGCAAGCTTCTGCGCGATCCCCAGCACTGTCTGATTTGTGATTTGGCCTCCGGGCCACTCCGCCGCACAATCGATCAGATCGGCGCACTTCGATCGCCCGTTGACGCGAATCGAGTGTTCGCCTGCGGTGATGCTGGGAACGAAGTGATCGACATACCCGGTAATCACAGGATCATCGCCCAGGCGAATCTGGCATGGGGCATCAGGCTCTATCGTCAAACGATTGAGCTCGCCCGGGTAGAGCTCAGTCATGCCGATGTTGAAGTCGCTGGGCAGCCGCTCAATACCACGAGTGACCCGGATATCCGTCCAGCCGGTCACAACCTGGCCCCCGGAGGTCAGGTAGAGTTCGTCTTCTTCCACAAGTGTTCCTTACCGGGCCAAGGCCTTGATAGTGGTCGGCATGAACGCCGGGTGTATCGGGTTTGCCTGCTGGATCAGCTCATCAGTGCGTGAGGCGTCCTGGTACAGCCTGTTGGCCATGACCAGCGCTGGCAGGGCCGTGCGGAACGTGAAGGTTTCGAGGTTAGGCAGTGTCGCGCCAGTTGTGGTCAGCGCGACGACCACCGCCTGACGGAGCGCGAGCAGTGCATTATAGCTTTCATCATCCCCGGAATCGCCCGCCGACAGCACCTCGGCATCAATAAACCCTGTGACCACGCCCATGGTGTCGATGGCCTCGTCGTATGAGCTGGGCACATAAGTCGCCACCACTTTCCCGATCGCCGCCAATGCCGCGCGCCGCAATAGCGCCGCCGTTGCGTTTTGGGCGACAACTCGCGCCGAACTAATCACACCCGCACCGCTAAACGCTTCAGGGGTATAACTGGCCAGCGGCCCGAGCAACGCGATTGCATCACCGGGATCGGCAATGCCCGCCACCAATGAATCCATGAGCGCCTGAACGGCATCGGTAAAAACCGCGCCGTTACTCGCATCAAGATTCGCAGCAGCTACAACCAGGTTGTCCATAGCCGCATCAACGGCCGCGCGGTTTGCGGTGTTCTTGGCAATCAAATCCGCCATCGTCGCGCCGCTATTTTTTGCTTTCTTGCTGGAGATTAAGGCGCTGCTGACATTGCCATTGGCGTAGCGACCAAAGTCGCCAGTCATCAGTCCGGCCAAGCTCGTGATGCTGCGCACATCCCGGGTGATTCGTCCCACAAGAACTTTGAAATCCGCGATGACGCCAACGACCATGCCTACGATGGCTTTACCGAATTTGATCACACCCTCAACCGAGTTGATCACGGCAGTGACACCGCCGATTACCTTGCGCACGAAGTCCAGCGCGGAGGACAAGCCGAGTGCTGCAGCCAACTTATCCAGCAGACTGCCAGTCGAAGACGTGATGCTCGGAAATACTCGGTCGCCTGACTCGATGAAGGTGAAGCTAATTTCGAAGTAGCGCCCCATATCCCAGCGCTCGACGACGCTCAAACCCTCGGCCGGCACGCTGACAGTCAGCGCGCCGAGCGTTGGATGGATGAGTGCCCCAGGGCCTGGCTTCTCTGCCGCAGCCACCAGTGCATCTCGCTGGGCCAAGGCACTTCCGCCACCGTAGATGAAGCTGTCGGTGACGAGGAAGCCGCTCATGCGGATTCGCCGCGTAGACCGCCCCATGTCTTCGATGTACGGTTTGTCTCGCCCCGGGTATTCGTGGAGCGCCAGTCGTCGGCCAAAGCGAGCATCCCCGCCGTAAACCGCGAATGGCACCCCGCGAAATGAGGCCTTGTGCAAGGTCTCAGTCCACGTCTTGTTGGACTCCTCCGCGATCTGAATGATGTCGGATAGTAAACTCATACGCCCCCCCCTACTCCGGTGTAAGCGATACGACTGGAGCCCTGTACATTACCCTCGGACTGAACGCTCACCTTGGTTCCCTCGGTGGCACCTTTGAGTTCGACTTCGACCTTAACTTTTCCATTGGTTGGGCCAGGAACATTGCCCATGTTGTACGGCCCTTTCGGCGCAACAGGCTGGTCTTGCGCGGTGGGAGATGCAGCCGAGGTGACAGGGCGTTCCAATACTCGAGCCAGGGCAGCACGAGCAGAAGCCTCACGATCCTTCGCTTCCTCAGTGGTACCAGGTCGCAGCCAGCTACGCGAGGCAATTGCCCCTGCTTCTTCAGCAGTTTTGGCCCCGCGAAGTTTCGCGCCGGCGGATGATTCTGTTCCTTGAGTCAGTTCGTAGTTGGCAAATTCCAACTGCTTCATGGTGTCCGCGCGCGGATCCATCATGCTGAAACCGGCCCACTTCTCGAAGTTGTCCTGTCGGTCACGATGCCACTGGAAGATCCCGCGGGCTCTACCCCAGTCGCCCGAAGCTGTAGGGTCAAGATTACTTTCAGCAATGCCGTTCCCGACAATGCCGGCGGCGGCTTGCTTGCTCCAACCCTGTGACTGAAAATAGTCTTGGGCAAAGTTCGCCGTATCTTTGTTAGTACCTTGAACCTTGTTCCAGGCACCGGCGAGGGCGTCCAATTGTGGTGTTTTTGGCTCGTTTTCTGGCAGGCCCTGAGACAAGCGAATGCGCCGAATTTCGGCGTCTTCACCCTGATTGAGCGAAGACGAATACAGCATTGCGCCAGCACCGACAGCCGCCGTCGTTAAGCCAACAGCAGCACCCGAGGCCAACCAACTGACTCCCTGGCCAGCAACCAATGAGTTTTGTGCGACAGCAGCGGCGCTGGCTGCACCTTTCCAGCGGCCGAGCAAGCCGATGAACGAAAGAATGCCTAATCCTGCCCGGCCCAGGGTCATCCCGAGCGATAAGACGCTGCCTATTAACCCGGCATTCATCACACCGATTACGAGGATTGCTGCATTTTCCCATCCTCCAAGCCAGTCGACGACCTTGCCAACTCCTTTGCCGAAGTTAACGATCCCATCGCCGACCTTTTTCCAGTCGATTTTACCAATCCACGTGGCGAAGCCTTTTGCCCAGTCACCAATGTTGGTGGCGATGAGCTCTCGGTTTACCCCAACCCAATTGGTGAATTCATCAATCAGCGGCTTCATGACAGGAATCAGCTTGTCGCCAATAGCGTTTTTGGTGCCGTCGACGGCCACGCCAAGGCCAGCCAGGGACTGTGAAAACTCCTTGCCGCGCTTGACTGCATCCTCGTTCATCACATAGCCAAGACGCTTGACCATGGTTTCATAGCGTTCGATGCCGGCAGCCCCCTCCCGAAGGAACGGCAGCATCCCCTCCATACCAAACGCTTTGGCAATCAGTTTTTGCTTCTGCGGATCAGCTTCCTTGGCGATTGCATTGGCGACTGCCTTGTACTGCCCAACCACATCCCACGCACCTTCCTTGGTTTTCTTCAAGCCAATGCCGAGCTTGTTGAACATCATCAGGGCGCCTTGGTTACGCCCCCACTGTGCGTCCTGCATCGTGGTCGCCAGGTTATCCAGGCTCGAAGTGGTATCAGCAGCATCTACGCCGACCATTTTCGCCGCGCCGCGAAAGGACTGCAGCTGTCCGGTCGAAATACCAATGCTGTGAGCGCTGTTGTCGATGGACCGCCCGAGGTTCGCCCAGTTGCTGGCTAATGCAGCAATCCCGGCCACCGAACCGATGCCGGTAATGGCCGCCATCGGCGCGACAATAGAACCAATACCTCGGGCAGCAGAACCCGCCTCGCGGCCAATATTGCCCAGGTTCTGGCCTATTTTTTCAAAGCCCAACTCACGCCCAAGGCCTTTGAAGGACTTGACAACCTCCTCAAATGGCCTTGTTAGCCGGCTGATTGAGTCGTTGACCTTGCGCACCGTGGCGGTGGCTTTATCCACCGCGTCGATCGTGATCGTGAAGGTGTTAGCCACTGTCGTTACCCCGCCATGCGTTTGGCTTGGTCATTCCACCAGCCCAATTCCGTCAAACTCAACGACCACG